CCGTCAGCTCCTCGATGCCGCCGTCACTGGTGAATGTGTTCGCCGCGCGGTCATATATACCGTATGTGCGGTCGCCCTCCCAGACGATGTCGAACGGAGCTGTCAGACCATCGGCAGCGGAACCGCCCCAGCTCTTGAGGTCGATCTTTGCTTCCTGCGTCCATGCCGCGAACTTTTCGTCGCCCTTGCTGTCGAAAATAGAGACCTCCATAAAGCGGTACTTGACCTCGTCAAGCTGCTTGTTCAGGCGGTCTATCTCATACAGTTCCTTGCCGAGCGCGGAATCCCTTGCAACGAGGAACGGTGAAACTGATGTTACCTGATTGCCCTTTGTGACCTTAGTCTTGGTCTTTCCGAGAACGTTCTTGGTCTGTGTGACCGTATTGTTGCGGGTACGCTCCATACTCTCGTTGTCCTCGCCGATGGGATATCATATCCCGTTGATCTGTATCAGCAGTACGCTGTATTCGCGCTCTACAGCGCCTGTTCCTGTGATTGCCATGTTAACATCTCTCCTTATATATAAACTGTAGCTGCGTTAAATAAACGCCCGTTACCCTATCCTCGGCGGTCTCGTCAAGACAGCCGGTCTCTATTACCTTGAGGCTCTGTCCGGTCTGATTCTTCGCCAGAGCGGGGAAGCTGCGCCGGTCATTCTGCTCATCTATCCAGCGGCAGAACTGCTCCAGAAATTCAACATTCTTTCCGCGTTCCACATCGCTGCCGATAGCCGTGCGATATGCGAACTGGAACGTCACCGTGTATATACGGTTGCCGAGAATATCCTTGCGGAAAGGAGCATTCGGAACCGTAGCCACACAGTAGCAGTCGTTATCGTCCACATAATCAAGGTAGACCGGAAGTTTCGGGTCGAGCAGCGGACACCCGGAAAGGTATTCGCAAACGCTGTCCATAACTGATTTCACGGCATCAGCCTCCTTGCGTAATTTTTGACTTCACGGACGATGGTGTCCTTAAGCGCCGCCCACATACGGTGGAACCACCGCGAACCGCGCTTTCCCTTGAGCTTTCCGTTGCGGTAGTACTGCTTATGAGCATACGGCGCGATAAACACCAGCTCGCCGCTGCCCATTCGGGAACCGAGGATAACGGATTTCTTCAGCATTCCGGTACGCATAGTGACGTATGGATCCATATGCCGGACAACTGTGTTGTCAATGAAAATCTGGAGTTGGTTAAAACCCTCCTCGGTGGGTGGCTTACCACCATTCCAGCGAAGAATAGACTTGCCACTGGCGGTAGTGAACAATACCCCTCGTTCGGTAGTAATTTTCATCGAATCACCTACTTTCCGGAAGCTTCCCAATGTCTCAAACTTGCGGAACCGAACCGGCAGTCACGAACCGCTGTGATTATCAATTTTTCGGTGTGCTGCCGTTCAAGTTCCGCTGCGCTTGAGATATCTCCACATTCGCCCCGGGCGATTATGTCGCCGGGGGAAAGCGTGAACTTATCTTCGGGGCAGCCGCTCCGGAACCATTCCGCTGCCGGAACAAGCGCAGGCAAATCCGGAATCATGACCGTAATGCTGTCGCTGTCGTCCTTTCCGGATTTGCCGAACGCCGCTCCGGAGGTGCTGTCCCAGAATACTTCGTGAACTACCGTGCGGCGGAGCTTCTCCAGTTCGCGCCCCTGCTGCGGGATCTTGTTGTAGACCGTGATGGTTTCTGTAAACCTCATTCCCTAGCCACCCCTCTGTACATCCATTCCGCAGGAAGCCAAGTCAGACACCGCTTGTACATCAGCTCCTCGACTGTTGCCGCTGAGCCGCTCACAAGCGAATACGACCAGCTCCCCACGCTTTCGGACTGCTTGACCATACCGCCGGTGTCCGCTGTAGCTGCGAGAACATCGCAGAGCGCACAGCAGCAGATCTTGAGCCGGTCGTCCTCGGAATGCTCCTCAGCTCTGCCGAAGGTCACACGGTCGAGGTACGCGGAAGCCTCGGCGGCAAGCCGGAGGAAATCCTCCGCGCTCACCGCTTTGCCGCCGTAAGTATCGGTGTAGTAGGCATAGTCAGCGTAACTCATGTTTTAGCTACCGCGCACACGCGGATAGAGGGCAGCATGTTGTCCTTTATCCAGAGGTCGTGGAACTTGCGGTATGCAATGAGCCATGCGTCAGCGGACTGGTTAGCGTCCGGGTCGATGATCTTAAAATTATCCGTCTTGGAAACGGCTATCGGCGCGGACTTCGGGCAGATTATCCAGTTTATCTGGGTCGCCTTTGCGGCAGGAGTGAAACCGCCGGCTTCCTGACCGCCGGTCGTGCCGTCGTTGAAGGTGTAGGCGGTTTTCATTCTCGCAGAGGGAACCGGAATGATAGGAATGCCGTTGAAGTACCTCACCTTGAGGTCAAGGCTGCCCTGCTTGAAATCTCCGGCGTTAATGTACTTGGTTATCTTTTCGCTGTTGTTCAGCATATCCGAAACAGTGATAGGCATGATGATCACAAGGTCGTCAGCTCCGGTGGCGTCCTGCGCCGCTGTTATATCAGCGGAAAGCGTGGACAGGATGGTGCTTGCCGCCGGGGTGTAAGTCCTGCCGTAGTTATCCTTTGCCAGAGCGTAGATCCTGCTGTAGCGGTAAGCGTCCACTTCCGGAATTACCTTTGTGCGCTGGAACTCGCTCATTACAGCGGAAGCGCTTGCAACGAAGTTTGTCTCGTCAACGTCCATCTTGTCGAGCAGGAACTTTCTGCCTCTGTCCTGGGTCAGGGTTCTGGTCTCGTATGAATAGGTGATAGCGCCCTGAACGTAGCCGCTGTCGCGGTTGTACTTGCCAAGACCGCTGAGCGACATCTTCGGGATCTTGACTTCATTACCGCCGGAATACTTGGTCTGTCCGGCGTTGTCCTCCATCCAGCCGGAAGTTGCTCCCTGCATCATCTGCAGGTCGAGTGCGGTCTGGAATATCTTTGCCGCTTCTATCGTATTGATTGCCATTATGGTGTCCTCCTTTACTTCTTTACGCCGATTCCGGCGAAAATCTGTTCCTCAAGGTTGTTTGCGCTGGCGCTGACGTTGCTCTGCGTACTGCCCATGAACAGCCCGGGCTTCTGTTCCGCTGCGAACACAGACGGCTCAGACTGCTTCAGCCCCTCGAGGTACTCCTTGCCGCCGACGAACTCGCCGTTCTCCAGCTTGAAGCCCTTGCCCTTGAATTCGTCCAGAACGGACTTGCGGACGCGGTCACTTGCGAACTTGTAGCCGCCGAACAGCTTCTCTGCGGCGAAATCCGCCTGCTGCGCGGACAGATTAGCGTTGAGGTCGTCGGTGTCCTGCTTGTACTTTGCGTTCAACTCGTCGAGCTGCTTCTGAAGCTCCTCGGACTTGTTATCCGCCTTGAGCTTTGCGAGATCCTTGTCGCGGGCGGCAAGCTGCTTGGTAAGCTCATCAAGCTTTGTCTTATTGGCTGCGACATCGGCAGCGGGGACGAATTCCTTTTCAATGACCTCGGTGATCTGCTTGGTCTGGTCTGCGGTAAGCTCAATTCCGAGCTTCTGGAGAAGTACCTTTAACTTATCCATAAAATTCCTCCTTAAAAACAGGTAAAAAAATGTACCCTTAGTAAGGGTAGCATGACTATGTGGTATGTGCAGCTGCTGACGTATCGGGGCGGGTCACGCTGGTTGCAGCGCTGGCGCTTTCGCGTTGCGTCCGCGATCACCGCCGCCTGCTTCGCTTTGCAGTATCGGTTGTTCTGGATCATGGGAACTCCTTTCGTAAAATGGGTATAAAATTGCACCCCCATTGCTGGGAGTGCGGTAATTAGTTCTGAGTAAGATATTTCTCAATGTCTTTTTCTGATTTTATGCACACAACATCAGTCGGATAATCATTATACACGGTGATGTGGTTATCGTCTGCGACATACTCCTGCGTTCGAGAATCATCAACATCGTGTGAAGCACGTCCTTTTTTTATATTAGGAATCCGGCTTTCAAGAGCCTTACAAGCCCGGTTGAAATATTCGGTGCTGAAATTATAGCATATAGTGTAATTATACATAAACGCCCTCCTTACAGCTTGAATTTTTCGTTCACCTTTTTGTTGGACTTTGACGCTGTTTTCAGGATATCCTGAATAGCTTCGTCTCGGGTCATGCCCTTATCAGACATTTTTTTGTCTACCTGTTCTTCGAATGTCAGATTAGGGTGTGATTTATCCAGCCACTTTCTTTCGTCTTGGTTCAACATCAGGTCACGGGCATTGGTTCTGAACTGATTTCTCAAGGCGTGTGCCTGCCTTGCCTGATCCTCAATGGACTGATTTCGGTCAATCATATCTGGTATCTTTTTATCATGAAGAACATACCACTGTCTAGTTACCTTATCGCTAAGACTGCCGTTCAAATGCTTGATATCATCATAATCGCTGTTTATGACCTTTTCATTGAACTGGTGGCGAAGCTGTTTGTATTCGTCACTATTATACAGCATTTTCTTGAAATCGTCAATACTTGGAACAGCAGATTTATCCAAAGTGCTTGCGATAAGCTTGTATTCCTTTTTGATAGCAGCCACACCAGACCTTGCGGCAATGCTGCGATTGAAGCCGGTTACATAAGTACGTTCGTATTCTGTATACGAATCAGCCGCCTTGCAAAAGTCCTCATAGATGTATTTCTGGCGATTAAGGCGAATACTGGCTGTTGCAAATGCTTCCTCGTCCCCGGCAGCGTCGGCGACAATGCAGCGGTCTTTCTGCTTTCGCATGGCACGCTCCATCTTCCTCATCTGCTGGGAAGCTTCGTAGGCTGTGTAAGTCCGCCCCTCATAGGTAAACGGCGGCTGGTCTATGTTCTGCAATTCCTCCTCGGTGTAGGTCGGCTCGGATACCCCGAGGATTATCGGGAATACATCATGGCGGCAGTTCGGCTCGCTTATGAGCGGCTTGATTATCCTCTCATACTGCTCCTGCGTGTACTGCCGCCCCTGATACACCGCATGGGACGGTCGCGAACCAGAGTGCGCCGACATCTCCCAGCCGTCCGCGCCCAGCTCCTCGCCGTTCTGCTCGGATATCCGGTGCGTGACATGCGCCACGCTAGTAAGGATTGCTCTCCGCGCCGCGACTTCGATACGGTCGGAGCGCCCGCTCTCATAATCTATGGTTCGCACGCCGCTCGCCGCAAGTTTATTGCAAGCCTGCCGGATCGCGGTCATGTAGTCCGTTGCTCCGGTCACGACCTTCATGTGCGCGGAATCCATCTCCCGGCGGTACATATCCGTCATGGACAGGTAATACACGCGCCCGAGGAAGTCGTGGTCGGCGAACCCCATCGTGTTTGTGAGGTTCTCGCACTTTCCGGCGGTTTCCGCTATCTGCGCGGAAATGAGCTTCTGGAGCTGTGCGTTTTCTTCCAGCGGAACAGCCGCGCCCTTGTCGGCTCCGAGCATTTTGCGGTCGAACTCATCGGACTGCGCCGCAGCCTCACGGATAAGCCGGTTGATCTCCGCCGCGGAACTGCCGTTTATCTCGGCGATTTTCGCGGCTATTTCGTCCGTGGAAAGCCCAAGGCTCCGCGCTCGGTAAAGCTGATATTCCGCCGTGTCGGTTATCTGCGCGCCCTTTGCGATGCGCCGGGCTATGTCCCGGAGAATAAATTCGGAGAGCTGGTCGTAGAGGTCTGTCAGCTCCTGCGGAAGATTCTGAAGCTGTTCCGGAGTGAGCATTTACTCACCCCCAAAGGCTTCAGTCATAGGCGGGAGCATTTCACGCGCCCGCTCCGTAGGAACGCCGAAGTACCACGCATTGAAGTCCTCGGCTTTGAGCAGTCCCGCCTGAACCATCTGGAAACGGCGGTTAAACTCAGTGCCAGTGTCCTCAAACACGCTGTCGCCGAACTCTATCGCGCACTCGCCGTCCTCGCACTCTACGCCATAGAATCGCGCAAGCGTGACGATGATCTGACTGAGCGCCTGCAGCACCGGTCGCAGCTGCCGCTGAATCTGGCAGACCGTATTGTATGTAGTTCTGTCCTCGGAAAGCACCTGCGTTGCCGTAACAAGACCTTTCTGCGTATCGAACGAGAACGTTCCGGAGCTTACACCTATCTGCGTTTCGTAGAACCGCAGTTCCTTGTTTATCTTGGCGCTGTGCTCCGTTTCGCGAATCTGCGGAGCGTAAGCCATTATCTGCTGCTCCATCGTGGAAGTACCGTCGCCGCTTATGCCGACAAAGTAATCATCGGGAATACCGCTGTTTTCCTTTAAAACAGTGCGGTCGGCGAACACCTTTGCGGACATCTTCTTAAATTCTGCGCAATACTCGGAATGCGCCTCGTCTATCTCGTGCAGCGTGCCGAGGGAATTTGCGAAAATGCTTATCGGCAGTTCGCTGTCGAGGTCGATGTTGTTCGCGTAGGGCGTGCGGAATGTCGCTATCATCGGAATATCTGAGAGAATCCGTCCTTCCGGAAGCAGAACCGCCCACTTCGGCACGGTCGCAAGTTCCACGGCGTGCTTTGTGCCGTAG